TCCAGAACTTGCATCACTACCATATGTAGAAGATCCATATATGCCAGAACCATATCCTTCCGTACTATTACTAGAAGATTTAATCATTGTTTTAAATATTTCAGAAATTCTTGATCCGGTGATTGTTGGTAATATTGCTTCAGATTCCCAATATGGACTAGATCCAGTAACCCATGATCCGCTATATCGATATATTATATTATATGAATATGGTGTTGCTGTATATGAAGTGCTACTAGTTAAATATGCTACATAATTATTAGCAACAGATCCGGATAGAATATTTTGATCTTCTGAATTTACAATTAATTCTGATTCTATAAATTCATATGATGATGTAATATTTTGAGTTTCTGTTGAAACAATTAAATTAGCATCATATGTTTCATTACTTCGTTGCAAATACCCAGTTTTCGTAGAATCTTTACTTCGTTCTAATAATGTAGGTTGTATTAACAATCCAGTTATTTTATTTACACGTGCAGGAAGTAATTGTTCAATTTGTCCAAAAAATGATAAATCAAATAAACTAAAAACACGCAAATATTCATTTATATTACTTTTTTCAGAATATTTCTTCCAATATGTTTCAGAAAATTTCTTTAATGCTGGATATGATTTTGCATCTTGATCTGCAGGATCTCCTATATATTCTTCTAAATTAACAAATCCTAATTGTGCAATTATGTCATCATTAATCATTGTTTGAGGAGAATAAAATATTCCTAGTCTAGATGAATCTAACGGAGCTTTATCAAATTGACTTTGTTCAGCTCTAGAATCTGGTGATAATCCAGAAATTAAGTTATTTGACTCAATTCGTATTTTATTATCATCTAATGTATCATTTCCTGTAGAAACTGCATCATAATAATATGTTTCTTCTTGTGAATTATATGGCTCATTAGAAGACCATCCAACAAAAGATGCAGATATATTTGAAGAATTTGGTTCAACACCTTGTAAACTAGAAGTTAATGTATGATTAATTTTATCATTTAATGGAAATCTTGCAACTAATTCTTCATATGCATCAGAATTTCCATCATATGCTCCTGGTGCTTTTGTATGATTAGAAAATGGATTTATATCTAAACTAGAAGTCCATAATCTAAGTTCTTGAAGTTGTCCTTGTAATCTATTTCCAGAATTACCTCCTGGATCTAATCCTAATGATATCGTACCAGTATTTGGAAAACTACCTGTAATAGAAGATGAAACTGTTGTTATAATTTTTCCATACTTAGAACGTTGTGCTAATAATTCTAATGTACCATTTGAACCACTTCGAAGTAACGTATTAATATATTCTCCATCGAAACATTCAATCTGTCCAGACGCGGTTGTATTAATTCTTAATGTTCCTAGTGTGCCGCTATTAAAATCAATTGTAACATTGTTTACACCAATTGAATATAAATTCATAGTAGATGGTACCGAAGGATTAGTTAATACATTATCTGTTCGGAATCTTAGTTCTACAGAGCGAATAGGCCTAGTATAATCTACAGTGACTGTACCAGCTGGATTATTAATTAAATCTAGTGCATAATTAAATTCATTTGTTTCATAAATAGGAGCTCTTGTTATTCTAGGACCTCCATATTCATTAATAGATATCATAGATTGCGGAATACCATAACATGATAATAATGCTCTTACACTTCGTTTTGTTCCTTTAGATTTTAGTAATAATGGTAAATTATTAACAATTCTTCTCCAAATATCATATGTAGTATCACGTTTTGATACTGTAGGAGCTCCTACTGACAAAGATCCCGTAGCAGGAATTCCTTGTTCATCGGTTCCAAATAAATACTCCCATAAATCTGATCCTTGATTTCCTATAGATAAATTCCACCCAAATTGTTTTGCAACTTGAAATAATAATTCATTAGGAACACCTCGTTTTGGATGTTCATCCCGATTATACATTTTTGTTAGGTATCTAATATATGTATATAAAATATCAAAATGATGTCCTAACATGTTAACAAAAATAATCATATCAGAATTATTTGAATCAAATTTAATAAATTCTGGAATTCCATTTGTTAAAATATTAGTATTATAACTATCATACAATTCAGCTGAATTATATAATGAATCATACCAATTAACAAAGTTGCTACTAGTAACTGACATCGATGAATAAGGTTTAGTAGAATTATTTTTTGGAGCTGGCTGTATATAACTCCCAGTTAATTCTGAAACATTAACATCATTACCATTATATTGATCATGAGTAAATAGTATTGAAGAAGATTCATAGTAAAGGTATTTTTCAAATTCATCAAATCCGGATATCAAATTTGTTTTTAATTGTGTAAAATCACTTGCATTAGTTGTACTAACAGCACTATTAATATTTGAAATAACACGTGATTGTGATGTATATGTTTCAATTAATCCTAATTTATATCTAAAATTAGCTAATCTTTCTGCTGCTGAACTATAAAATATAAAATTATTAAAATCAGAATAATCTATATTTAAATCTATTCCAGATATCGATCCTGAAAAATATGAATCAATTATCTGTTGCGAAGTTTGAATTGAAGATCCTAATAAATCATTCCAAGACTTTAAATCTGTTTCTGTTGAAATATCAGTTGCATTTGTATTTGCTTGCCAATTTGGTCCAGCTAAAGTTTCTTGTATTGATGATAATATTTCTGGTGTTATTTCAACAGTATCAACATATGGTAATTTTTTTTCTTTTACAACCCAACATTTAAATTTTAAATTAATATCTAATGGTAATGGATTTAAAAGTTTTACATATAAATGTTCTCCTATAACTACACTATTAACAAATTGTATACAATTATTTTGACTAAAATTTAATAAATACGTTTCAGTAACATTAGGATTTATTATATTGTCATTTAATTGTGTTTGTTTAACATCATCAATATAATTAACTAATTGAGTTAATGCTGATTGATTGTTTTTATCAATTAATGTTAATTTTACTTCTGTACGATCTGGAGATATTTCTGATACTTTTAAATATTGATTGTCATAACTTCCAATTAAATTTTCAAAAAAGTTTAAAACAAATCTAAAATTACCTGCAGTTAATCCTAACGAATTAAATTCTGAATATAAATTAATATCTAATGAAGCAAACGGAAATGTAATAAAAGTATCTGTTTCGGTATTTCTAATATTAGGACTTAAACTAGAAGCTTGTATAGAATGATTACCTGTTATCCACGCGTCATTAGAATATACATGAAATTCAACTTTTTGAGTTGATGTAGAATTTAATTGAGCATTATAACTAATTCTATAATCTGGATAATCTAATAATTCATAATCAACAGAATCTAATCTACGAGCATTTAATGATTCTTTAGAATTTAAAATTTGGTCTATATTTGAATATTGATTTAACATTATTGTTTACCGTATCCTCCAGGTCCTGGATCATCTATTATTGAAATATCAAATTTAACACTTTGTCTTAAATACCAAGCAACATCACCGGCAACAGTTCTAAAACTATACTGATCATATTCTGCCATGTCATTTGGATCTATTACATAAGTTAAATTAATATGTACATATGTGATATCATGATTTTGAGAACTACCTCCACCATATTGTGCAGATGTTCTATAAGAATGCGGATATCTATTTTGATATAACGAACCAGCATTACTTGGCCAATTTCTATACACTACAGGCATTTTCCTATCTAATGCTAACACAAATCCAGTATTATTATTAGCTTGTGGCCTACCTGTATATGCTGCAACAATTTTAATTGCTTTATTTCCTTCTTTAATATATTTTATTTTTGATGGAGTTAATACAAAAGCTGATAAATCTTTATCTATAGGAGAACCATCTAAAGTCTTATCAATTGGCATTGTTTCTATAACTATCTCAGGATATGAAAGAGTCATTGATACATAATCTCCAATATCAGCGCCTAATGCATCTTTTGGATTTAATACATGAAATCCAGTTATTGGATCAGTACCTATGTCTTCAATATCAAAATCCATATTAAATGATAAATCTAAGGTAGAATCAACTCCAATTCTTGCTGGAAATTTAAAATAATTAAATTGTGTATTAACTGCTTCAATAAATGATTTATTAGTATACGTTTCAATAGCTGGCTCTATAATTAAATTTTGATTATTTTGAGAATTTTCTTCAAATAATAGATTGCCGGCTGCATTTCTTTGATTGATAAATTTATTATTTGATTTAAATGTTAATCCTTTTTCAATATATTCTTGTTGTATATTTGTATCTACAAATGGTGGAGCTTGATAAACTGCAACCGGTGGAGGCATTGGAGGATTTATAGCTCCGCCTAAATACATTGTTCCGGCATTACTGGTACTGGGAGTATTTGTTCCTGTTCTTCCCGCTCCAGCTGGCCCGCTAGGTGGAGGAGTTGGAATTTGTATTGTTTGTGGAGAGACATTCGAAGGTCCGGTAGTATTGGGTATATTTGGTGGTGGTGGAGGCGAAGGTGGCGTAACAATTGGAAATAATACATCTTCATTAGAAATATCAGTATGAGATTGAATTGTTCCTTTTGTAATAACTCCATTCGAATGCGAATGCCAAGCTCCAACATAATCAGCTCCAGTGCCATCTATATATTCACCGCCAGGTGTATAACCATTACCGGTCGGTTGAGGGCCAGATCCACCGGAATTAGCTGCATAAGCTCCGCCTTGAGATTGATTAGGATATAATTTTAATTTATGTATTAACATATTATCTTACTATTTTAAAATAGAAGTCATCTTCTATAAACTCATCATATATACCAGATGTAATTTTAAATACTAATCTATAATATCGTTCAGGCATTAATCCAGACATATCTAAATTTATAAAATTACTAGTTGAGTCACAACTAATTTTAGTATATGTATTATTAAATGGTATAACTACCTCTTCAGTTGCAGCATCTCTAATTGAGTATAATGATCCAGATGGTAAATATTTAACAGCTGATTCTGGAAATAAATTAGTTGGAGATTTTTGTGGATATCTATCTCTAACAAATATTCGAATTTTATTTACACTAGTATCTAAATATTCTTTTTGTAAATCTGTATATATTTTATATGATTCAATATTGAATTGTTCCAATGATCCTGTTGCAAAAGAAGATTTATCAAATAACATTAATAATTTTGGAACATAAATTGTGTGTGTTTCTCTACTAAAAAATCTTACATACCCATGTTTATTAGAAGCTGTTTCAGTTGCATCAGAAAATTGAATTAAAAATCCATAATTTGGAACAGTAACCCCATTTGATCCTGATTGCCATGCTCTTACTGCAGATGTTACATCCATATATAAATCAGTATTTCTAGTACTAGCAGCTGTATCTAAATCTGTAATTTGTGAAAATGATTGTGAAAATATCAATTGTAATCCAGTATTTGGTGATTCTTCTAGATAACTTCCACCCTCACCAATGCCCTTAATAAACAAGTTACTTCCATTAGCTATTTCTTGATTTTGCGATCCAGATGTCCAATTACTTCCAGATATAGGATAAGACCATGTACATCCGTCTTTTATTATAGGATTTGAATTGACAAAACCTAATCCATTATCCCAATCATTTCCTAAGATCTTAGCTTCTACAGAATATGTTGATGGTAAATTAACCGCATGCGTTGTGTATAATTGCAAAAAGAATTTACAATCTTCGATATTAACACTATATTTTGATAATGCTGAATTAACTTGAGTTAAATCAAACTTTACTAATGATCTAGATTTAGAATATGATGTTCCACCTGTAGTATCACGTTTACCAATTTCTAAAATTTCATCTAGCCCGGTATTTAATGTTTTAGCAACTTCAAATATTGATGTGTCTTGGGATGGATATAATATTTTAAACATTTTTTATTTTTCTATTAAGTTTGATATGTTACACTAGGACTATTTATAAAGCCTGTTACATACCAATATGTTCCGTCACAAAATAAATCAAAAGAATCTCCGGTGT